GAGCGCTTCCTTGCCATGGAAGAGGCCAGGAGTTAGAGTCTCCTAACCCGCACCATTTCGGAACTAAAACAGAAACGGTCGCCCTGTCGGGCGGCTTTTTCTAGACTTTGGCGGAGCCAAAGCCAGATGTTTTCTATCCAGCATTTCATCGGTTCGACCCACGCCAAAACGCCTAGTGAGGATTGTTTGATTTGCCCTTGCAAACACTTCTTTTTGTCCAGTATCTTTGCTCGATAGTTCACACCCTATGCTAGATAACTGTACGACCCGTTCTCGTGAGGTACTAATGCTGACATTTAGTAGCGATGATCCTTTCAATTCATCTTGTCAGATTAGCTCGTATAGCCTGTCCGCTCACTTTGCGCCACAGGTTCGATATTACAAATAAAACCTTTGCTTTTAATCCGTTATTTTCTTATTTCCTTAAGTACCAGTTCTCGTAAAATTTCAGATTTATTTTTACCTGTAACATATGCCTCGTGCTTTAAATAATTATAAATTTCTGAGTTTATAAAGAAATTAAAGCGCATATCCTGTTTTTTATATCATTTTTCTCAAAAAACCTTTTAGTATCCCGCTAACAGTGTTTAGGTCGTACCTTTTAATAGTAACAAATTGGTCAAAGTCAGGGTTGACGTTGCTAGAGAGGCTGACAGACGATATGTCATGGCGATTAGCATAAGGACTGGTTTCTTCTGCTGTACAGCAACTGCTATTTGATAGCCAATGGCTATATTTTCATCAGTAACTTCTGCCACAACCAAGTCTGCCCCTCCGATAGCCTCCAAATCCTTCTTAATGAACACGCCCCAATTAATGCCATCTTTACGATTGATTGATTCAATAAATCTACGCTCTTTACTGAGCCATTTTCTGGAGGGCTTATGCCCCAACTGATGATTTTCTCTAGGTATGTATAATTAATATCTATGCTGTGTCGTGTGGCAATAAAATGTACAATCATAGTTATTTTCCTTAAGGCAAATTAGCTTATAATAATTATATGAATATGATACTATGTAGAGACATTAACGGCAAAGCCCATGTCGTTGCTAAGACAAGTTTAGTGAAGAGAACATCCGCCTATGGAGTCATAAGGAGTAAAAAAGGAATCCTGCTCGTCAGAGACAGAACCTCCTACGATAAGAAATGGGATCTGCCGGGTGGAGGTATTGAGCCCAAAGAACGATTACTCGATGGCTTAAAGCGTGAGATAAAAGAAGAGACAGGATTGGATGTCATAGGTAGACCCACAAAAATATGCAAATTCACCGAGTACTTCTACGATATCGATTCCAGGCAAGGATGGGAGTCAACGCGTCATTTCTATGAAGTTTCACACAAAGGCAACCCTATAATGGACGGAAACTACGAAGATATTGTTGACGCTCGGTATTTTAAACTTCCTTTACCCGAAGGACGGGTGTCGGCCGTTGCTGCTATGGTTACAAAAATGCAAAATAATACCTCTCAGTGACTGGGGCTTCATATCCACGTATATAAGTTTTGGCTAGACCTAAAGCTTTGCTCTTCTCTTAAGAAAACATCTGGCTTTGGCTTCGCCAAAGTCTAAAAAAAGCCGCCCGACAGAGCAACCGTTTTAGCTCTATTGGTAGCAATATACGCCGAAGCTCGAACCTATTTCAAGCGTAAAAACTGAGCTGTGCAGGCTCAGTTCTAACGCCTAGCGCGGGCAAGTTCGCGCTGAGTACCACCTTTTCTTTTTAGCTGAAATAGTGATACTATTGTTATAGATTCGTTGACCTCTCTAATCCATTTATTTTTCCACAGTCAGATATAAAAATCTTAAAAATCACCCTTCCATAAATAGTGCTTATGCTTTATAATCAAAGCATGAGTAAACGCGGTTACGTCTCACTATTCAGCAGTGCAGGGGTTGGATGCTACGGTTTTAACCTTGAAAGATTTGACTGTATTGTTACGTCAGAATTGATTGAAAAGCGAATAGAAATTCAAAAATACAATAAAGTCTGTTCGCTTGAAGATGGATACATTCCAGGGGATATTACCGATCCAGAAATAAAAAAGAGAATTACTGATCAAATATCATTATGGAAAGACATGTACAACGAAAAAGAGGTTGATGTACTTGTAGCGACTCCTCCTTGCCAAGGTATATCAGTAGCAAATCATAAGAAAAATGATGAGCTGAAACGCAATTCGCTTGTGATTGAGTCCTTACAGATAGTGCGCGAGGTTAATCCAAAGTTCTTTGTAATTGAAAACGTGCGCGGCTTCTTGGGTACACTTTGCACTGACACTGACGGTGTTAATAAGACCATTGAGGAAGCAATCGCAAATAATCTAGCTGGCTATTACAACATTGCTCACCGAGTAATGAACTTCAAAGATTATGGCAACAATTCGAGCAGAACTAGGACAGTGGTTATAGGAGTTCGTAAAGATATACAGGAGATTTCTCCTTACGACCTTTTCCCGAAAGAGAAGACTGCACCTACACTAAGAGAGCTCATTAGCGGATTACCGCGACTGAAAAATATGGGGGAAATTGACCCGCAAGATATTTACCACTCTTTCAGGTCATATGATGAGCGCATGCTTAGCTGGATTAAAGACATTAAAGAGGGTCAATCAGCTTTCGATAACGAAAGACCAGAAAACCGTCCTCACAAAGTTGTTGATGGTGTTATTGTTGAGCATCAAAATAAGAATGGAGACAAATATACACGTTGCTTATGGGACAAGGTAGCACCTTGTGTGCATACACGTAATGATATACTGGCTAGCCAGTCTACTATTCACCCCGAAGACCCACGAGTCTTTACTATCAGGGAGTTAATGTCTTTTATGGGTATACCCTCCTCATTCAAGTGGAGTCATTTCGATCTCGACACACTGAACTCTCTTAGTATCGAGGAGAAAAAACAGTTCTTGAAGAAAAACGAAATCAACATTCGTCAATGTCTTGGCGAGGCTGTACCAACCCCCATCTTCCAAGCAATAGCAAAGAGTATTGTGGCATACGAGCAGAGAGAAGTGTTGAGCTTGAATAAAATAAAAAGACTGATTGAGAAAAAACAGTTGTCTAATATTAATAATCTTGTTGCATATTTAAGCGAGCATAAGCCAAACTTCACTACCGCAAGTAAGCTAGCCGAATTAGCAAACTCAAAGCGTCTGGATGAAGCTGCTTATTACACAAGACAGGATTTATGTTTTAGCTTGGTTAGCGCATTACCAGACTTTAAGAATAAAAAACAAATCCGAATTCTTGAGCCATCTGTCGGAGTAGGTAATTTTTTGCCGACGTTGTTTGCTAAATACAAGGATATATCCAAAGTAAAACTTGATTTGCTTGATATTAATCAAGATTCAATACGCGTACTGAAGCAAATTATAAAGTGTCTTAAAGTTCCAAAAAATTTTGAGATTCGTTTTATCAACGATGACTTTATCACTCACGAATTTAGGAAACAGTATGATGTAGTTGTTGGTAATCCACCTTTTGGTAGGCTCCAAGCCAGTCAAATGCAAGCATATATTTCAAAAGGTTTCAAAAGCAAACTTGGTACTAAAAATCTCTTCGCTTTGTTCTTTGAGCGCGCACTATCGCTTTCCTCAACAGTCGCATTATTCGCTCCAAAGAGCTTGTTGAACGCACCTGAATTCACACCGCTCAGAAATCTATTGGAAACAAAATCGATAACAAGAATCAATGACTACGGCGAAAAGGGTTTCCAGGGCGTAAAGATCGAAACTATCAGTATAGTCGTTGATGGACGGGAACAATTCTCTAGAACTTCGGTAAATTCTTATATTTTAAATACGTATGAAATATACAATCAAAGCTATATTACTGATAAAAACTATCCGTACTGGTTAATTTATAGGAATGATTATTTTGACAAGGTTGCAGATAAACTTGACCTAGGAATTTTCGACGTACTCCGTGACAGAACCCTCACCTCAAAAGCTATGAATGATACGGGTAAGATACGCGTTGTAAAGTCTAGAAACGTAGGTAATGGCGTTGTTAATAATCGAGACGAAGACCAATTTGTAGATAATGAGCATGTTTCTCCGATAGCCAAGGAATATTTTGGAAAAGATAATATTATTGTTGCCCCAAATCTCTCCTACTACCCGAGAGCTTCACTCCTCCCGAAAGATTCGATTGTTGATGGATCGGCAGCCATTCTTATACCAAAAAACCAGCGGAACATAACGAAAAAGGACCTTACTTTCTTTTCTTCAAGAGAGTTCTTCATGTTTTACAGAATAGCGCGTAACTATTCAACAAGATCACTCAACATTGATAGTAAGTCGGTATTCTTCTGGGCATTGCCGCGCAAGACAATCAATTATGAGCTTATGCCAGAGGACAATCGTGCAAGCTATCTATTTGCTTTACCTGCTACATTTGTTGCTGATATTGTCTGAGCTTATTGGCTATCTCGTCAAAGCTCAGGTCATAACCAAGAGATAGACCTAAGCCATGATTGATTGTATTCACCAGACTCTCTTTTGTGTAGTGACCGTCATTATTCATGACTGATATTTTGACACTCTCAAGTTTCGACAGTAGACATATTATTTGATAATTAGGATCAATTGTTCTTGTTTTATTACTTGGGTGTGCCTTTGAATTGTGCTGCTGTGCAGTTAGTAAAATGAGGTTTTCGGGGGTACTGCGTAGTTCTGGATGTGAACTTTGAGAGAATATGTGGTGGACTTGTGTGGCTTCGCCTTGCGCGTAATTATCTCTGACTTCACTGTTTGGGTAATGATGTTTACGTACAGCATACATCGCTTTCCGCATTTCATATTTACTGTATTCTTGCTGGCTTTGATGAGCAGTAGAAGCCTCTTGTCTGCTAATATTTTTCATTTTCTTCAAGTCTCGGAAGTTTACATTGTTATACATGAGGTCTGAATACAGATATGGGCCGTCAGAAGCAATACCAGACTTGCTACCGGGAACTCCATGATAGACTGCAAATATATTGATGACTTTTGGGAAGATTCTTCGTATCTCTGTCGTTTGATTTATTCTGGTGTTACCCAACATAAATGACTCAAAAGCAGATTTGAGGTTATCGAAGTTTGCCTTGGTAAATTTGCCACTTTTATACGCTGTTACGTAATTATCAATGTGACGAATAAATCCGCTTTGCTTCATCACTTCCTGCAGGTAAAGATACAAAAAAATGAAAGCATTTTTATCACTCAAAGAGATAAATTCCAAAATTTCCTCATTAGCTATTGAGTAATTATTTGATTGACCATCTTTTGATTCGGTTAAAATGCCAGCAAATGACAAGGTCTTGAGAGGCTGTGCCGTAAATTTGTCATATTCGTGTATTGCCGTTGCGTTATCGGCTTGCGGTTTATTGAACATCATGACAACATTCTTGGAGAAGTATGATGAATTCCATACGTCATTTTTCGTAAAACTTGACCTTATAGAGGTTGGCAGATTCACGACACAATCAGCAATAAACGCCAATACATCAGGAGTAACTTTTTGATCCATATAGCGATAGCCTGAATCACGTAAGTTGAGGTTTTGTTTTTGTAATTCAGCAAGTATCTTATCTTCAATCTGACTCATCTCTGTATGATTATACTATATTCTTTGTAAAACTACTGGATAACCGTGTTCTTATCTTATGCTTCCACTTGCCAAAGTATAGTGACTTTGCCGCCCCAGCGAAGTCCCGATATCTCTGTTTTCGGCGGGCGTACCCGCCAAAAAATCCGACTCTTTCAACCAAAAAAGAAAAATAAGGCGGGGAAATCTCAAAAATGATTCAAGGGGCGGTTTTTTCTGGCTGGACGCGTGCCAGCTTTGCTGGCACAGGCGTCGGGGCTGAGCCTACACGGCTCAGCTTTTACGCTCGAAATGGGTTCGAGCTTTGGCGTATATTACCACCAATAGAACTAAAACGGTCGCCCATTTGGGCGACGAAATATCAGCAATTTTGTATTGGTGCGGGTTAGGAGACTCTAACTCCTGGCCTCTTCCATGGCAAGGAAGCGCTCTAACAACTGAGCTATAGCCGCACAACATCTGTTATACATCTACTGATAAGACACTGTGTTTTCCGTGAGCTTATCTATATTTATGATGCAATGTTCTATCTTTCGATCATGAGCTTAGTATAGCAAACAAAGCTGCTTATGTCAATAAGCAGCGGCTGTTTTATGTAATTGTCCCTTATATTTCGCCGTGGGCGCGGTCGTAGATGGCTCGTAATTGCGGGTTAGTGTAGTGTGTATACACCTTGGTCGTGTTTAGATCAGCATGTCCCATGAGGTCACCAATGTAGCGTAAATCGACACGCCTATTTAGCATCTTCGTGGCAAAGCTGTGACGCAAGGCGTGCGGTCTGATACCGACAAATTGTCCGTCAGAGCGGGCGCAGGCTGCCTCGAAGGCATTACGGACATTACCTGGTGTCATTCTCTTTTCGGTTTGGTATGAAATGAATAATGCTGGGTTATTGTCGGTGCGAATCTTTAAGTAGTCTGCGATACACTTTTCAGTCTGAGAATCAATGAAACATATCCGTGAGTCTCGGCTTTTACCAACGATAGTGAACTGGCGGTTTTTGATTGAATTACGATTTAGAGAACACACCTCACTAACGCGTATGCCTGATGAGAAGATCAGTCTGCCAATGGCAACATTACGCAGCCTATTAGCATTACAGTAGCCGCGCCGCTTCATGGCTAGGGTGGAAATAAATTCTTCAACTTCATCTTCGGTTGGAATATCTAGGGTGCGTTTTTCACGCTTAGGTATCTTAATATCTTCGGTGTCGAATAATAGCTGGCGACCCTTGCGCTGGCAGTATTTGAAAAAACACTTGAGGCAAACTATATAGCCTCTGACAGTATCTGGCTTCTGGTATGAGTAGAGCATCTCACGCCATTTTCTGGTATCTTCTAGAGATACGGAATCGATAGGTTTGTTCCCTAAGAAATTGATTAGTAGTCTGCAAAAGCACTGGTAACGCTCTATGGTTTTGCTACTCTTGTCGCATAATATGACTTCGTCTCGCAAAAAGTCACTAAAACAATCTGAAATATTATTCATCATGAAAAACTCCACTGGTCTCTTTATAAAGATCGTTATAATGAAAGATTTACTAAAATAGTTCTTTATAGAGCTGTTTATTGGCTAAAAAATATAAAAATCATGCTTAATACCCACCTTTCTTAAAAAATAATACAAGAATCGGTTAGGATTCAGTGCGACAAAGTCTTATTATTTGAAAATATAAGCATTTTGTTATATAAAAACAGAGGTCAGACAGCAAGAAACACACGGTCGTCGCCGTGTTAGAGAAGAGAATCAGCCAGCTCTATAGCAGTAAATTACCAGTTATAGACTTACGCTGCTTTTTAATTTCAGTCAGCTTCAATAGTCCAGTTGGATTTATCCGCTTCAACTGTTTAGCCACTTTGGCGTCATGAACCTCCTTAGCGTGTTCAGCTATTCGCCGTGCGATGTATTTAGCCAGCATCTTCACAGAGGCTATCATGTTTTCACACGACCATACTTTAGCTAGCCATCGCTTTGGGTCTTTTTTGCGTGCAGCTTGAATCAGGCTCTCTTCGAACTCTTTAGGATAGCGTATCTGCCGGTTTCGAAACATAGGTAGGTACGCGTCGTTTGTTATTAAATCTGATGCCGCGCCAAGTCGCTTACGCAGGGTCTTGACACGAGAATCAGAATCCTTATTACCGTCCACTAATTACCCTCGCAGAAAGTTACGTTTTATAATTGGGACATTAGAAAATCCCGCACCAGATGACTGGCAACGGGATTCTCAGCTAAGGCTTTAGGACTTCAGAGTATCACAATGTGTAATTGTTTGTCAAGCTCTAATTGTAAAGTAAAAGAAAACCGCCCTTGAGGCGGTTCTTTGTTAGGCTGCCGTCCCTCAATAAACGTTTTACAATGTTCATGCTTTTTTGTATAATATAACTCAGCAAGAGGTCCTGTAGCAGTATATCCTGCGCGAGGACTGTTTTAATGCCAAAAAAAGCTGATAAAGCTAAAAGCAAGCCGGCATCTCCCAAGGCACCACCAAAGAAGAAAACGCCGAGAAAACCTGGGCGTCCTTCAAGGTATACCAATAAACTAGCTGATAAGATTTGTAAAATGATTGCCGAGGGTCAGTCGGTCCGTTCTATTTGCGCAAAAAAAGACATGATCTCAATGCAGACATTCTTCCGATGGCTGCGAGAAAACGAGAAGTTTCGTGAGCAGTACGCGCGCGCGTGTGAGGAGCGGTCGTACATGCATGCTGAAGAGATTATAGAAATCGCTGATGACGCTACCAATGATTACATGGAGCAGCATGATGAATCTGACGAGCTGACAGGCTATAAACTGAACGGTGAAAATATACAGCGATCACGTCTGAGAATTGATACCCGTAAGTGGTTGATGTCTAAACTGAATCCAAAAGTTTACGGTGACAAACTGGACATGACAACAAATGGCAACGATATAGGAGTAACGCTGAGTGCAAGCCAAGCCGAGCAGCTGCTTAACGCAAGAGCAAACAGTCGGGATTCTTAGAGAAATTGCCGAAAATGGTTCTTTCGCTGAGTACTGTATTGCTATTGATCCGAAATATCAGCTAAAGTGGTTTCACACCGAAATTGCAAAGAAATTAGAACAAGGATTTCATCGGCTGATGGCGGGCGAAGATGTACGCCTGATAATCACGATGCCTCCGCGTCACGGTAAGAGTGCAATGGCCACGCAGAAATTTACGTCGTGGGTTTTAGGTAAAGCTCCGGACATACCAATTGCGGTGACGTCATATAATGCTGATTTGGCAACTGATTTTGGACAGAATACTAGGGAGATCATGAAATCTAATGTATACAGAGCGATGTTTCCAACACGCCTACGTCCAGATTCTCAAGCCAAAGGTCGCTGGATTACCAAAGAGGGCGGTGCATACACGGCAGTTGGTGTTGGCGGTGCTTTGACAGGAAGAGGCCTAAAGATTGGTATCATTGACGATCCATTCAAAAATGACGAAGAGGCAAATAGCCCCGTTATACGTGATGCTCGCTATTCTTGGTATCGCTCGACATTTGCAACTCGTGAAGAGGGAAATTCCATGGTAGTGTTGATATTGACGCGTTGGCATGAGGACGACTTGGCGGGCAGGATATTGTCCGCCGCCGCTGAGGCTAAGAAAAGAGGTGAGCCGCATGATGAGTGGGAAGTAATCGAGTTCAAGGCCATCGCTGAAAAAGATGACGAACATCGCAAAAAAGGCGAAGCTTTATGGCCAGAAAAATTTTCAATCGAAAAGCTACGGAAGAAACAGACAGAGATAGGCAGTTATGCATTTTCGTCACTTTACCAACAAAGCCCAATTAATGAGCAAAATCGTAAGTTCAAGAAGGCATGGTATAAATATCGCGAATTCAGTAACGTCTTACAGCTTGATACCTACAACGTCATGACCATCGACCCGCGCGGTAAAGATGATATTGATCAAGGCACCGACTACATCGGTATCACCCTCAACTTTATCGACCGCGAAGGCAAATGGAATGTGATATGTTACCGCACGAAGCTATCCGCAACCGACCTAGTTGACCTGATGTTTACGAACTGGAAGCGGTATAACCTACACAAGATTGGCATCGAGGATAACCAGTTCACTCAAGCTCTGAAGTCGGTTTGGGAAGAGGAGATGTTACGTCGTGGTGTCTACATGGATGTCGAACTGCTGAAGCACGGCGGCCATAGTAAGGCGTTACGTATCGAAGCCCTAGTTCCGCGGTACGAACGTGGCGGCATCTACCACATTAAGCACGGTGACACGAATTTCTGCAAAGACCTAGAAAGTGAACTCAGCATGTTTCCGAAAGCCACCAACGATGATGCAAGCGATTCACTAGCATATCAAGTACAGCTGGCGCAGCGCCCGGAGGACGACGTCGGCAGCGGTGAAGCGTATAATCAATCGCTTGCGGATAGAGACGTAACAGCAACATGGAATTAAGGAGGGAGTTATGAAAACAATCAAGCCAGCAAATCATCAGGTCTTTGCAAAGAGAATCGAAGCATCAGAGCAGACAGCTAGTGGTATATTCGTACCTAAGAATGCGGTAGACAACCTATCTCAGGCGGAAGTTATCAATGTCGGTGCTTTAGTTAAAGATTTTAATCAGCATGATCAGATTATTTATCGAGAGTATGCAGCTACAGAGACGAAGCTTAATGATAATGAATATCTGTTGATATCAGATGAAGATATTCTAGGCAAAATAATCGAGGTGGAGGATTAGTATGAAAAAGTTTGTACCAGAGTTTGGCAAAATCAAAGAGAAAAAACAGCTTAACGAGAACACGACGGTTGAAGTTGAGAAAAACTATCAGAACAGTAGTGTCATCGGCACAAAATTGCATTACGAAGAACGTTTTCGTGTTGGGTCTATGGCGGAAGCGCGGGATAAGGTCGATGAATTAGCGATGCGGATTGAGAAAGACGAGGGACTAGTTAATCCGTCAATCCGCTATGACGGCCGAGCAAAAATGTTATACAAAGGCTCATTCGATGTTGTCTTTGAATATACGAGAATCAGAGCATAACAAGGGACATTTCCCCAATAAACATAATTGTGATATAATACGAGCGTAAACCACTGAAAACAACCAGAGTTTACTGCAAATAACAGTAATCTTTGGAGTAATCAGTGGCTTTTTCTTTTCTAACAGAAGAAAATATCTTTGAACTATACGGTACTGCTAAAGAGCAGACCGAACTGCTGACCGAGCCGTTTACGGAGTTTTCTCGCATTGCCCGAAATAAGCCGCACCCGAAAATCCCGAAGGCATTTCCGAAGACTACCGACGGCACAGCATCTTCAATCATCATCAAATCGCCGCGACGCACGATTCAGCAGTTACCAACTGGTGTTGTCAGTACTCCTGACGAGAACAGTCCATGGCCGATTATCGCCGAGTTTGTTTACCTGGAGAAAATCCTGCCTAATGCCAATACTGAATACGACTTGATTCATAAAAGCTGGATGACAGTAGAGGGCGGCGAGACGTTTGGCGCGCAGGGTGTGTACACGCCAATGCTATATAACGATGACGAGCTCCTGCCAGACTACCTGATCGTATCCTGGCGGGACATCTTCCTCCAGCCAGGTAAGAAATCTGCTAGCGATTGCAGCTATGTATTCATGCGTTCATGGTGGCAAGAGGCTGACGTCGAGCAGCTTATTGATGCTGAAAAAGAACGCCGCCGCAAAGCTAAGGAAGAGAATGCAGAATATGAGCCGTCGTGGGACTTGAAGGCTTTGGAGGAAATCAAGGACGCTATTATCAGCAAAGATGATAAAGCACAGAACGAAGCCGAACAGGAGCGGTCGCTTGACCCATCAGGCATTGAAATCGTCACTGGTTTTCAGGTTGGTGTTGGTGCAACGTTCTACACCTTCAATCCTGCTACCGAGAATATTGTACGACGTAAGCAAAATAAAGACCCGCGCGGTAAGATACCTATCTCTTGGTATTTCTATGACGCCGATGGTGCAAATCCTCTTGGCCGTAGCGTATTGGAGCTTATCGGGCCTCTGCAAAATCTCATCGACGGCGATATGCAGGCGTATCAATACAACCGCGCCGCAGCATTGCAGCCAACCGTCAATGTGTTTGGCAACGTCAACGAGCGACGGCTCAACTTTGGCGCCAACGCCGTTAACAAGATTCAAGATCAGAACGCACGTATTGAAGTGATGAATGTCGATACTACTGCCCTACGCGAATATCCGAACCTATACGGTTTACAGAAGTCGCAGATGTTAAACCTGGTCAATAGCCCAGATACCTCAATCAGTGCGGAAGTTGGCAATCCTGGCTTTGGTAAAACACCGCAAGCACTCAAGACTCAACAAGCACAATTATCCATTGATGATAACGCTCTCCGTAAGGGCTTTGAAGCATTCTTTGAAGAATGGAGCGAGACAGCTATCAACCTCTACTTTGCTGAGCGTAATTACATCGAGGAAATGCAGCTTGATGATGAAACGGCCGAGAAGTTGCGAACATTGGAGCGCGATGGCCATAGTCTGGACGGCGTTGAACTAGATGAAAATAACGTAGCAACTATTGATTTCTCTAAAGCGCAGGGAGTACTGAAGTTTAAGATTGATGCCTCAACCACCAAGGTCAATAGCGAAGCAGCACAGCTTGATGCACTAAAAACCCTGATTCAGACACTTGATTCCAGTCAATCGCTCAATCAAGTCGTGCCAATCAAAAAGAAGCTGGCAGCGTGGAATGCAATCGTCGCCAACTCTGGCATTGACGGACTGGACGAATTGAAGGTTACCGAAGAAGAGATGGAAGAAATGCAGCAGATGCAAGCACAGGGGGTACAGCCGATGGAGCAGACCGAGAGAGAAACGCCAGAAGCCGAAATGGAAGAGCAGCCTGATGAGGCGATAGCAGACGAGACCATACCTGTCGAAACATCAATCGAGCCGCAGGAGGCTGCTGAACAAACTATAATTGATGAACTACGCCAGATTGGTACGCCAGAGAACCTAATAGCCGAAGTACCGAGCATGGTTGAAAAAGGCTTTACTGAGGAAGAGATAATCGCCTCCATTATGGGCGTTATCCAGAAAGAGGAGAATGAATAATGGAAGACAATCTATATCCACGCAGTACTGAGTATTTTGTACCAAATGCTGACATGGACGAACAGCGCGAAAAAGCCAAGAAAGAGGAAAATGCTGCTGTGGCTAAGGAATTGAATAAGTTGCAGCAAATTGTAGACCGATGGAACGAGCGGATTGATTATTACAAATCCCTTGACGCTATCCCGAATGAAGCCGTTACCGACAAAGAGCAACTATCGATTTACATGCTGGCGCACAAGGAAGTTGTACGGATTTTACGACAAGAAAGGAGCGAATTGGAAAACACTATCAACTCTATTTAAAGAGGTGTGTTGCTTTGGTTGGCTAATCCTCGCTAGTAGCTGACCAAAGGAGCGCATCTCACGCAGCCCAGGTTCGTCACCTGTAATCGACGTCAAAACAATGTAACGAGAAGGAGGGTGCTATGCCGCAAGCAGAAGCGGAAAGCCAAGAAGTCGTAAATACCGAGGTAGAGCAGGAGTCTACCCAAGCTGAGTCGACGGCAGCTGAAACGAAAAACTCTGAGGCTTCGAGCGAGCCAGACACCAAAGCAGTTATCTCAGATAGCGGCGAGGTGGTACGTGTCAAAGTCGATAAATCCAAGGAGGAAGACAAAGAGGGCGAATCCGAGGACAAGTCAGACGATGACCCGAAGCCGAAACGGGGCAAGGAAGCCCGCCAAGAGCAACTAGAACGCGATTTAGACGAAGAAAATCGAGCTATCCGCGAATTAGTTGCCAGGCGGAATGAAGCAAGAGCTTACCGCCAGCAGTTGGAGCAAGCGCAGGCGCAGCAGTATCAGGAGACACCACCTGAAATGCAAGGCCAGCCGCTACCAACACTAGAGCAGATTATGCAGACGGAGAACCCGGAAACGGGAGACTTCTTTACTGAATTTGAAGCTAAGGCGGTGTTACAAAACCTACAACTACAGCAGCAGTTGGTAGACATACAGCAAGCTCAAGAGCAAGCGGCTTACGAAGCCCAAGTCAGTGCATCAATTAGCGGCATGTCGTCAGATGCTGAGCGGGCGCTCAAGGATTTTCCAGAGTTCGATCCAGAGTCTGATGAGTATGACCCAGAACTTGATGCTGATGTGAATGAATTCCTACAAGGAATGCTCATTTACGACAATGCTGGCAATATTGTTGGTTCGCGCGAGAGTATATATCAACTATATCAGTCATTCCATAAGGCGAGAGGCGAGAAGCCTAAGCGAACAGTGATAAACGATGCAGGTGATTTCCGCGGTAGCGGTGCCCGAATCGAAAAACCGTTCGAAAAAATGTCCACCAAAGAGATGGAGGCTTATCTTCGCCGAAAGGGACATGACGTTTAAGAAAGGCTATAAAAGATGGCAACAAACACGACCGCAACACTTTCAGCCGAGATGATCCAGTACCTGGAAAAAACATTCTTGGAGCGTAGTGAAGCGCGCACGATTCATGCTGAAGGTGCGAAAAAGAAAACTTTGGAGAAGAGCAGCGGTACAACCGTTACCTTCACCAAACGTTCACCATTCGCCCCAGCGACTACACCGCTCGTGGAAGGTGAAAATCCGCAAGATGACGAGATTAAGAGTAACAAAGTTACTGCAACCCTGAAAGGCTACGGTAAGTGGACAAAAGTCTCGAGCATGCTGTACAACACATCGATTGATCGTGAAATGAAAGAAACGATTGAGATGATGGGACAAAATGCAGGTGAGACAATCGACGCATTGGTTCGCAACGTACTACACCAAGGTGCAACTGTTCAGTTTGCAAACAAGAAAAGTGCGTTAACTGGTATCACTGATGACGACATCTTGACTGTCGCAGAAGTTCGCAAGGCAGTCCGCACGTTGAAGAAAAACAACGCGATGGTCTACCCTGACGGCTATTTCTTGGGTAAAGTTGGTCCAGATACCGCCTACAATATCACTGGCGATACTGCATGGGTTGACGCTCAGAAGTACACCGGCCGACCAGAACTATACAAGGGTGAACTGGGACGCTTGCACAAAGTCCGCTTTATTGAGGCATCGAGCAACCAGATGGAGGAGAGTAGCACTAAGACTGTTTACTCAAACTTCATCCACGGTCAAGAAGCATTTGGCGTGGTGGATTTGGCAGGTAGCGGCTTGAAGAAGATTATCATCAAGATCAGCGACAAGGGCGATACCTCTAACCCGCTCAACCAGTTCATGACGATTGGCTGGAAAGCTGAAGCGTTTGCATCGGCAGTACTTGATCCAAAATGGATCATCAACATTAAGACAGGTGCTAAGGACTAGTAGCTGGTAACCGGGGCGGCTAACACCGCCCCGCCAAAGAAAGGAAATAACATGGCAGAGAAAACTCCACCAAAATCAGAGCCGGCTAAAGCGGAAACTCCAAACGACATGGAAGCTCAAATCGCCGCGGCAAAGAAAGAGGCTGAAGCCAGCGCCGCTGATATAATTGCGCAGGCTAAAGCAGAAGCCGAGAAAATCATCGCTGACGCTAAGGAGGCTAGCTCGGACGACGAGGTCGTTAGCCGTAGTGTCTCTAAAAAGGATATTGTCGACGCTTACGACCATGGCATGAGCCATATGGAAATTGCTCGGAAGTTCTATGGCAACGTCAATGACGACAACATGCAAAAGGTTATTAGAGTAATCAGCGCAGAGTTTGAACCGCTAGACGACATTGACCCAGAGGTTGAAGTCACCGAAGCTTGGAGTTAAGCAAATGGACGGAACAAGAGAGGGCGAACTAAAACGACTGCATGAGGTGTTTAATAACCCTCTCAAGTCCCGTCATGAGCGCAGACTAGCCCACGACACATTCAACAAGATATTACGCCAAGTAAAAGATAAGCACCTCACTGAATTACGTCGTAGGCTAATCCGAGCCCACAATGCTGAGGATGTAGACACCGCCGAAAAAATAACCAATGAAATAGATGAGTATTCACGGCGGATGGGATACAAATAGCGACTACAGCATAAACATACAGATCATCTCATTTACATCAATGAGATGGTTTTTTTGTTTGGCTTATGCTATAATAGCCTTACAATTAAGCACGAAGTGTGACTCCAAAAAACGAGAGCGCGTTGTCATCCAAAAAAGAAGGAAGCGTGCGTCGCAGCGTTGTATAAGCAGTAATCCGAGGTGATCGCTAAAGAAATGCGAAACCGCCCAAGTCAGTACGGAGCAAAGGAATAGGCCCCCTGAGTGACCAGACAACAGACGAGAACTCTTATCCAATTTAATAGTAGTTTCACAATTTGGAGATTTGGGGTTTGTGGTGTATGCTACTTTTATAGTAAACATAAGAGTGGCGTAACATTGATGCTAGGACAAGTTATTGGCGGTGTTATAGGAGTCTTTCTACTCACTGGCTTTCTCGGGGCAATAATTGCAGAAGTGCTGTTGTATGTCCTTGCGCTCTTAGGGATTAAACTGTCTGACATACCTCTATATTCACCCGATCGTTTATTTCTGATATATGTGGTCATTTCGTGCGTCATATCATTCTTCTGGCTATATAGTGCAGGACGAAGTGATGCGGAAGAGCAGGCTGAACAAATGAAACGTGCGCACGAAGAAGAGGTTAGAGCTCTTACGTCTCAGATAAGAGACGTTGAGTGGGAGCGTGATGCGTCAGAGGTAAAATATAGAGAGCGTGCTGAAGCCACGATAGCAATTGAAACTCAGAAATTAGACGATGAGAGACATGCTATTTACCAGGAGTGCAACAACCTAAGGCAGTATAACAAGATACTAAGGTCATCTATGTTGACTCGTGCCGCGGGCTATAAGCCAATATATGAAGCCATAGCGAAACTTGACGAAGTTGTAGACAATGGACTTCATGCATACCTGAGAAACAAGAGCCGACCCGCCCTATCAGCAGCTGATACTGTAAAACGAGAAACTAAAATGCGCCGCGCCGCTGAGGTTGAGGCTAAAACCGCCCGATCAATCATTGAGTACTACGAACGGTCGTTTCCCGATCTTGCTGAGATTCGTCGGAATGAGCTGGAGGACGATAGCGAGGATGAGGTCGTTGACATTGCATATACAGAGCAGGAGCGACAAGATCCAGCTACTCAGCTATTGGCAAGGTCGGAATATCTAAAATTAACGCCAGGTGAGAGAAATCAGCTAGCGCTAGATAGGTACTGGAAACGCCGCCACTCAAGCAAACATGTCGGCAAGATGTATGAGCGATATATTGGCTACATATACGAATGCCAGGGTTATGCGGTGAGCTATTACGGTATAGATAAGGAGCTTGATGACTTAGGGAGAGACCTGGTATGCGTCAAGGGCAAAAAGGCTGTGGTTATTCAGTGTAAAAACTGGTCAAAATATAAGACTGTACGGGAGAACCGTGTGTTTCAACATTTTGGCACAGTATTTGAATACAAGCAGCAACATCCTAATATGAATGTGACGGCGGCTTTTTATACGACAACGGCAATATCTGATGTTGCTAAAGAATTTGCAAAAACACTAGGTATGGAGATCTTTGATAACTACAAGTTCGACAAGTCCTACCCGTGCATTAAGTGTAATATAGGGCGGGACGGTTCAAAGATATATCATCTACCATTTGATCAGCAGTATGACAAAGTGAATATTGAGCCAGAAAAAGGCGAACTCTTTGTAAGGACTATCAAAGAAGCTGAGGGTGCTGGATTTAGACGAGCATACAGGTGGCGAGGACATAGGTCTTGACTTTTTACCTCTGTTGTGCTAGGGTGAGGGTATGAAAAAAGCTATAGTTATTACCGCTATCTTAGTTCAGCTGACGGGTGTTGGCGGGGCGGTGTGGCTTATTGCTAACTTGAATTCTCAGAAGCCTGTAGAAACAGCTCAGGCGCAGCCAAAGCCAGAGCTAAAGAAGGATAAATATGATGTCGGTCCTGCAGACGCTCAGGAAATGCTAGAACTAGTTAATAGGGAACGCGCCAAAGTGGGTGCAGCGCCACTGGTGCTGGATGAAAGGTTAAACCAGAGCGCTCAGGAAAAGGCGAATGACATGACAGACCGCAATTATTACGGTCATGTATCTCCTGACGGAGTCCATGGATATAGTCTTGCGGAAAACCGAACAAAAGGTTCTTGCGGGCTTGTAGGTGAGAATATAATAAAAAATCTCTATGATGCCAATAGCCAAAATACGATCAATGAATGGATGAACTCAAAGCCGCATCGTGAAGCAATACTTGATCCTAGGTATACAAAAACAGGTTTTGGAATATCAGAAAGTTCAATAGTTCAGCATTTCTGTGAAGAAAAGCAGTAGTTAGTATATAGCGCTAACCCCAAATCTCCTTATCTCGCGAAAGGAGATTTTTTTATGGGCTTATTTAACGCCTCTAGCAACATCATAAAACAATATCAACAGCTGCCTGGATTATTCCAACGCGGGCTTTCTTGGGAGGATATGTCGCGACTTACTGGCATGCCAGTGAACAATATTAAGCAATACTCAGAGGCTAAATATCCAGGTTACGGCATAAAGCCACAACAACCGAAGAGTAATAATGCACAACGAAATACCCAGCATGACAGTAATTCAAATAGCAACCAAAACCTCAACCTCGGCTACTACGGCGGAGGTGGTGGAGGCGGCTACTATGGCGGAGGCAACCGTGCTAGCGCTGCTCAGTTAGCAGAATACGACCAAGGTATTGGTCAGCTAGAACATGGACTAGGACGTATAGATAACCAGTTAGGTGTACGTTTGGGCAATATTAACAACCAGTACAACACCAAGAAAAATGAATTGCGCAGTTCATGGAACCGTGCTGAGGGTCAATTCAACGACCAGACACGCCAAAACCAACAGCAACGCCGTACCAACATCAATAACATCAATGACCGCTCTTCTATCGGATTACGCGGACTACTTCGTTCGCTTGGTAGTATGGGTGCTGTTGGCTCGGATATGCAATTAGCCGGTCGTGCAGTACAGAATCAGGCTAACCAGCAGCGTGCCGGCGCGGGGCAAACCTATGCGCAAAACCAACGACAAATCGACACGACGTGGGGGCAGTTTAAGAACGACTATGCGGATGAGGACAAGAAGCTAAACGACTGGAAGGCAAATGAAGATAGCGCAGCCCGCCAGGCATCACAGACTACGCGTCAAAACCTACTGACACAATTAGCTCAAATGAAGAGCCAAAAAGCTGCCGCACAAGGCGCGAATGGTGCTAATGCAGCTCGTGCTGATCTGGCTCGTGCAAATGCTCTGTCGAGCGAAATTGATAACCTTGGGCGTCAGCAGAGTACTTACACCGGTAATAAGGTCCAATACAACGCAAAAGACCTTGATGCCTATAAAGTAGGAGGCGATACATCGGTTGGCGTATCCAATCCGGCAGCACCGGGCAGCGACCCGACGCTCAATATTTACAACACGCGCCTCCAGCAAGAAGAAGAGCGTAAACGTCAAAACCAATACCTGTAAATAAGCGAGGAGGGGATTAGAGAATGGACTTTTTCCAGAGGTTAGGTAACTTTTTCACTGGCAAAGGCTGGGTAAGCGACGAAGAGAAACGCCGCAAGGAGCAGCAAGCACAGCAGCCTCAGCAACGCCCGCAGCCAGTACAGCAACCGCAGTTAAACAACCAACCGCGGATGAATATACCGTGGGCAAATAACAGCGGCGGGCTAAACCAGTCATCTCAGCCAAAAGTCAACCTCAATCCCCTCCAACAAGCTAACCAGGTAAACCAGCAATTAAACATTAATAGTCAGAATAACCAGGCAAAACCTCAGCTAACTGTTGATGATGCTCCAAAAATGCTTACCCCCGAGGGTCAGCAAGACTGGGTTAATAAGCAGAACAAGCAAATCCAAATCCAGAATGCCAATAGCCAGCCAATCCAGCAGCCAAGACCACAACAGGTACAACAACCGCAGCCTCAAGCGCCTAAGCCGGTCCCAGTGCAGCCGCAGCAGCCAAGACCACAAACAATAACCAGTCCCAATGTTATTAACCAGCAAAACGATATGCGACGCATGGGCATTGATCCAAACCCTGTCCACACCGCCATTCAGCACGCCAATGACGAGCTGAACCAATACAGAACAGCCCAATCCAACCGCCAAGATATCATCGACAATAAAATGCGCGCACGCGGCGTCAGCGAACCAGAGATTGCCAAGAACCGCCAAACGCGTATTCAGCTGGAAAACCAAGCGCGAGCCTCTGCCGACGAAGCGCGCCGGTCGCAGAATATGGCGAATATCGTTGGCGCAGTTACTGCACCGGGACGAGCCGTAGCCAGCGCTACTAAAGGCTTCATAGACGGCGCAGGGCGTACAGTCGGCGACACAGGAGATAAAATGTCCCTGGCTATTGCCGATGCTATGTATGGCATTACTGGCGACGAAAAATACAACAAAACCCGCCAGCGAATTATTCAGCAGGGTCAGCAGCGCAACGCGCAGTACGATAAACAGTTTGGCGTGTTCAAGAAAAATGATACAGATGTTGATGTGGCGTATGAGCTAGGCCAGAGCGGCCAGCGGTTAATCCAGGGTATGGGTACAGGTGTAGCGACGGCTGGTGTAGCTCCAGTTGCGCGAGCGTTCGCGGAAAATGCCGCAGACTTTGTGACTGATGCTAATACCCACGGTAAAAATACCCGCGACGTATTACCGGCTGCTTATGCTAACGCCGCAGCCCAGGCTGCCATTGAAAAAGTAGGTCTAGACAGAGTGTTGTTGCCTGGTGGAAAGACTGTTGCTAGACGAATGATTAAAAGCGCCTTAGCGGAGGGTGGTGAAGAGGCGGCGCAGCAACTCACAGAAAATGCATTCGCCAAGCACACTTACGACCCTGATCGCAAATATTCGGAAGGAGTTGTTAAAAGTGCTTTGATGGGTGCAGCGCTTGGTGGTCCAGCTGGTGCTGGTAACTTTGGCGGCGTACGGCAGACAGAAAATCAACCGTCAGCAGCAATGAGCGCACAGATTGCTCAGAGTCAACAAACACAGCAACAAGCTCCTGGCAAGCTTGAACAGGAAGCCCTAGTACAGCGCCAAGTACGCCAGAGCGAGCAGCAGCGAACACAACAAACTCAACCGCAGGCTCAAAACCAGACCCAGAACACTAATCAGAGTGCCGGCTACTCAGACTTTTACCGCCGCCCAGCAGAAAACACCTCATTACGCCAAGCAGCAGAGGTCAATGCGGTCAATACACGAACCAGCCAGACACACCCAATCCAGCAGGTCAACGTCAACCAGACAGTAGAGACTACCATGCCAAATGCCAGCCCCGCTCTCAAGCAGGCTGTTAGTCGAAACATATCCGACATCCAGCACGGCGATACCAACGCCATTGCTACTCGCCAGCAAACCACTGGTAAGCTAGAAAACTATCTTATCGAGCAGGCTACCCATAACATACAGGATACGGTGGCGCAGGGTGTGAGGTATAAGATGGATAATCAGTCTAATACGCAGCTTAGTACAGACCCGGTTATGAATGTCCGCAACGCCGATGGCGAAACCATGGCGGATATGACAGCGCGCTTGCAAAACGAGGGCGTATCCCCGCAAGGTATCCAAATGGAAACAGGAAAGTTCAGAAACACCCAGCAGCAAGTACCAGGTGGTGATGGTCGGATTAAAACAATGAGCCTTGATTCTGACGTAA